ATGTTCCGCCAAGGTTAACCAAAGCACCCCCGGCCGTCGTCGCACCTGTACCACCCTGAGCAATGGCCACAGGGACGCTGAGGTTCGCAGTCTCTGCCTGAACGACGTTCGTGCCATCGCAGTACAGTATGGAAGCGCCATTCTGGACAACGGGTACACCTGTGCCTGAAGCGGTTTTCACGGTCAACGTGTAGCTGCCAGTCGTAGTGTTCCGAATCCAGTATTGCTGGATCGTATTGGGAACGACAATCTGCATGTTTGCGGTTAGGACGCCGCTGAACTGGTAAGCAATACGGTTCAGGTCTGTACCAGTTAGCGTGTAAGGGCTGGGCTGCCCGGTAAGGCTGATCGACACATAGTCAAACGCAAACGTCGAACTCTGGCCATAGCCAAGCGTGTAGAAACTAGTTCCGTCAGTGATGATGCGTGCGCTGTCACCGGGATTGAATACTAAGCTGGCCTGTCCGTTAATCAGTTCACCGCCAGAAGGCTGGATCGTAAGGCCGCCTGTGCCTGAGTTACGTGCGTCGAAGAACCAGTCATTACCCGCCGCAGAAGCAGACGGCATAGTGAACGTGCCAGCGCCACCATTCCAGACGATTACGCGGGCGCGGTCAACGGATGTAAGCGTATAGTTAGACGATAGTAATGTCGTCGGAGCCGCCTGATTTAGCGTCGTCGTGATTGCCTTTAGGCCGGCACCAGCCAACGCGCTTGCAGATGGGGAGGATGTGCCAACACCATACTGAATCGGACGCCATGTACCGTTAACGGTCGCATTGCCCGTGAGATAGATCTGCCATGCTTCGCCAGATGCAATCGTCTGGATCGTGTTGCCGCTGTTATCAGCGACTGTGAATGAAAACGCGCCTACGTTGAAGAACAGAGCGGTCTGGCCGACGCTTGCCTGCGTTGCGTCAGGCATACGGATCGTGAGACTGCCAGCAGAAGGCGTAACATCCATGATGGACGCAACCACATTGCTGTCTGTTGCAAGCTCAGTGGGCCACGTTAGCGTGACGTTTGCTGAAAGAGCAATAGCGCGATAGCTTACATCAGCCGGATAGATGACTGTGCCACCAAAAGTATTTGTGAACGACGCACTCATGACACTTTCTCCATACTCTGGGCATCTCGAGTTGCCTTGGGTTTAATCTTAGCATCTCTTTGAGCTTGCGTCCAAGGTCTTCCCTTTTTAGCTTCCGACATTTTACGGCGAGTTTCTTCGCTACATTTTTTTCCAATTTGCCTAGCATCTCTTTGAGCTTGCGTCCAAGGCCTTCCCTTCAAAGCTTTTGACATTTTTTGCCTAGCTTCTTCAGAGTTTACTCTACCTTTTTGAGCCTCCGACATCCTGCGGCAAGTTTCTTCACTACGCTTGCTTCCAATGCGCCCAGCGATGCACTTAGCAATATGCTCAGGGGATTGCTTTATTCCCCTTCTGCTATTGAAGTGGGCGCGCTGTCTTTCAGTAACGACTCCGAGCTTTCTCCGACCAGCTTCTTTATGAACTTCGATGGGAACCGGAACTCCATCTCCCCCACTGGTCATATTATAACCATTAGGAAGCATGCAGTTAAGCTCTGCTATAAATCTAATTTCCTCAGCGCATGCCTGCTCGTGAGTCTCGCATTCTACCAAAAGTTCAACTGAGAATGCTTCGTTCCCATAGAATCTTATTGCATCGTACAATGCAGTTTTCTTGCGCCAACGTGCATTAAGAAGATGCGCATTAAATCGATCTTCAGCGGTCTTGCTTGTATAGCCAATGTAAAACTTGCCATTTTCAGAGCAGGATATTTTGTATATTTGATACATCAGTCCTCCCTGCGAACAATGCCGCGATCAACAATCTGGCGAATATCCTCGCCATTAAGTGCCGCGATGGCACGGTCATAAAACGCCTGCCAAATTGGAATAATTTCTTCGTTCTTCAGGAACGGCGCAGCTTCCATAAGCGAGGCGTAGAGCAGCGCGTTAGGCGCGTATTCTGTGAACCAGTTTGTCTGAACGTCATCGCCGAGAAGCGGTGGCAGTTCATAATAAATTAGCTCGTAAGGAAAATCATCAGACGGCGTTGGCGCAAAGAACCAATTCTGATAGTCGTAGTCAGCATAGAATCTAGGAGTCCCGGTGACTGTCTGGTTAGGCCAATACTGACGCAGATATTCATAAGCACGCGGGAAGATCTCTTGCGTCGTGTTGTAGCCAGCCCCGGTTCCGACTCTCATGCTGACAGTTTCACGCCAGCGGTCAGGCTTTGAATATGTGGCCTGCCCCTGAGTCATCGTTGAATTAACGACATTGACAGTGCCTTGGACCTTGAGTTCTCTAGCCAGACGACGCTCAGCAAGCCCCACAAGACTTGGAAGCTGTACGTAAACCGAAGGATCAGTAGCCAGCGTAGCTCCACGCTCCAGATAATTCCGGAGGTCGTTGAGCAGACTGGTATATGTCATCGCAGTGGCCATGCACAGATCCTTACATCAATTCCTCAGGCTTCACAACTTTGAACTACAGACCTGATACCCTTACAAAATTTAAGTTACATCACTTTACAGCTACTGCATCTACCCACGCTTTAACCGTTAACCGATGCTTTACGCTACAGTCTGTGTATTTTGCAATGATGTCAGCTTCCCAAAGCGCGCGCTCAGGGTCGATCATTACCATTGGTGGGTTTTGAAGTGTCGGGCACTTTGCCGCTAGATTCGCCGGAGGCAGCGGCATTGGCGTCACTGATACCGCTTTCGAGCACCCTGCGCAAAGCATCAGAACCAGCGCAATCAACAGGAACGGCAGGAGCCGTTTTATATATTTCACGTATGGTGTTGGTACGTTCGGTTGCCACGACATTGGCTTGATCTCGTTCGGATTCGTAGGTTTTTGAGACATCATCTACTACCTCTTGTTTTTTGACACGTAGCTTTTCAGCCTTCTCCAGCGCCTTTGCAAAAGCTGCGTCGCACTGCCAGTCACGAACTTTATACCCAGAAGCTGCACCAATAATCAAAGCGCCTGCTAATCCGTATATCATAACTGGATTGATTAAAGCCATTGCCTGTACTTCCTCGTCTTTGCCTTGCGGTCGTCGAGGCCATGCGTGCCACCATTGATCCGCTTTGTCAGTGCGAGGATTGCGGCGTCGCCTGTGCCTTGGTCGCAGATACCCCAGAGCTTGTTGCGGTCGAAGAACCATAACGCGCTTTCAAAGGCAAGTTCTGTGGCGACCAGATCGGGGTTGGTCATCACGTCTGGGCGACCAATGTAATCCGAGAACGCCTTGAAATTAAATTTGCCCGTCAATTGTAAGGCCCCGCGGCCGCGAAAAAGCCACCCTTCGCCTGACGCTTCGTCACCATTGCCCATGCGGTTAGCATAGACACGGTTGGCTATTTTTTGCGGTTGGCGTTCATACGCTCTAGCCATTGCGTCAGTCGGGAAATATTTACCAAAGATGCCGCGAAGCCCTTTGGCCCCGTAGTTGAGGTTTTCGCTAAAAGCTTTGAAGCCGCCACTTTCATGCGCTGTTTGAGCGAAGAAATGCGCTGCACGATTAGGCGATAATTTATAGAAAGCCGCAGCTTTCTTATACGTTCCCGGACCGAATGCACCATCTGCCGTTACTCCTATTTTTTGTTGAAGGTTAATCAGGCTCACTTGTCGTCCTTCCTATTATTCCATAGCTCAAAGAGAGATTTGATCTTTTCCTCAACCACAGCAAGGCGCACATCCATCTTAGCAAGGATGATGGTCAGCGTAATGAACGCCAATACGATAGGCCAAAGCTGGCCAATCAGTTCAACGGTGGAGAGATCGCCTGCCATTATACTGCCGGATTGCGCCAGTCTGGAAAGTCTTCTTCATCAACCACGCCGTCGCCGTTGGCATCATAGCGTAGGTCGTTGCGATACTTCTCCCAAGGCTCCATGTCGTCGTCTTCGTCTTCTACTACCGGCTCCGGCTCAACAGGGCGGATCAACGGTACGCTATTAAATTCACCGGCTTCTGGCTCTGGCTCCGGCTCAGGCGTGTCTAACTCCAGTGGCTCCTCCGGTGTTTTATCCCGCGCATTGGCGTTAAGGCTCAGGCCGCCAAGCAGACCGACAAACGCACCGATGATGGTCTGGAATGCAGGGTTGACCGTCTCAAGGATAGCTGCGCTGCTTACAACGTCGTTTGACACAAACAGGCCAACGGCAAGCGCCAGCACAACAACGAGGATAACCGCCGACAGTGTGACGATAGCAACGCGAATAACAAACTCAACGGTATCGTTCACACCGTCTTTATTACTTTCAAAACTATTTAGGAAGCTCATCACATTCTCCTTTTTCGGGCGGCTTTTTCTTCATGCCGCCGCTGCCCTGCCCAGCCATAAGCCCTGCTAACGCACCCACGATAAACGTCGCTATCGGGTTAATCAGCTTAAAAAACTCTGCGTCATTCGGGGATTGCCCCTCCATCGGCTGCGATACAAACACCAGCGAGTATAGCACAGTTGCCACAATAAAGGTAAGCGTCAGCGACAGTACGATGCCGACAATGAACCGTAACAGTTCCTCTGGTGACCATTCGTTAGTCGGCTTCATCTTCTTCGCCCGTATTTATTAGCCACTCGGTACAGTAACCCATAGCAATGCATTTGGGCTTCTTGCAAATTTCCTGCTGCCAGTTCGCAGGGTCTTGGCAGTCATACCGATAGCGGTCTTTGCAGCCAATCAGCGCCAGAGCCGCGAGAGGTAGCAGGAACCACTTCATTAACGATCAGCCTTGTTATCCAATTTATCCTCAATCCGACGAAGGTGGATCATCACCTCGTCGAACTTCTTGTCGATAGCGTTGAATTTCTCGTCACCGAATCCAAGGCGCGCCTCAAGCAGAGTCAGCTTGTTGGTGAGGTTAACCCAAACCGTGATCAGCGCACCAATGAAGCTAAGAGCTGTGATGACAAAACCTAGAATGGTAAAGAGGGTGGTGGTGTCCATCATCGCAGATTCCGTAGCTTATAGATTGCAGATAAATATACCCCGGTCACCGTGTCAATCAGATTTCCGACTGCGCGATTACCCTTGCTGATCTTATCATGATTAGCCTCAATCCAAGCGGCATCGGACTCAAGGCACTTCAGTGCATCTTTTTCCATTTCTTCGGGGACAGGTATGGCTCCAATCATCTCATACGCACCCATCCAAGCCTCGACCAACGGATCAATCGTATCGATCAGTTCGTCGTAGAACACACCCAAAGCGTCATGTTTGGCAAAGCTGCCCTCACCCTTGGCGCGCCAATGAGCAAAGTGGGCAAGGTTGCGGGCGTAGAAAACGCGAGAGATCATCTGCTCAATCATTACGCGATCCGCGTCACAGGACAGATAACGGATGGGATTGCCGGAGCAATCGCGCCAGCTGCTATGGCTTCAATTGTTACAGCTACGTTTTCAGGGAGCCACATGATTTCAATGTACTGGCCTGCCGTAACGGTATCAAAAAACGACAAGCTGAACACGGCAGTACCGCCATCTCCCACTTTTGGAACTGTCAAGATTGTGGCTGAGTTGGCAATATTAGTTCCATTCTTGCGGAACCAGATAGTCGCGTCGTGGTCAGCGGCGGCAGAGTTTGAAAGTTGGATGGATGGGCAGAGCATGTACGTACCAGCGGCAGCAAACGTAACCTGCGTGCTGGAAACGACACTGACGCCAGTGCCTGTCAAATCAGCGTTGAACGTCACAGCAGTAGCGGCAGCGACGTTACCAGTCTGGTCAACAGTACTTGATGGCTGAGCAAACGCACGCCCCGCAAGATCGGCATAAGGGACTGTGGCAGCAGCTGTCATCGCCGA